CTCTTGATACAGCCTGTGCAGCTATACTAGGAAGTCCTTTTGCAGCTTGTACATCAAACTCTCTTAACGTAGCATCAATTACATCTTGTTGGAAAGGTGACTTAAAACCTGAAACTAAACTTTGTAATTGAGCTCCACTTGTAGGCGCTAGAGCTGATGCAGTTTGTAAAAAAGGTTGAAATGATCCTAGTCCAGCAGCTTTAGAAATAGCATCTTGTGTTAGTGCTCCTTGCCCTGCAACAAATTGTGGACCAAATACTTTACTTAAATCTGCGGCCTTAAAACCACCTACTGCTTTTTGAAGATCATCTATAAATGTTTTACCTGCAGCTTCTATAAAAGGTGCGGCTCGTGTTACCTGAGATACTGTTTCTGTTGCCATTATACTACCCTACTCTCTAATTTTTTCATGGTGTCATACATAATTTGAGCACCTTTATTTATGTTACCACCACCTGCTGCTCTTACAGCATCGGCAGTAAATACAAATTCGTTGTTTGATAACATCGCTGGGATATCATCTGCTTTTTCTTTTATACCAACTGGTGGCACAAATCCACCTGTTTCTCTAAGATCTAATTCTGTAACACCAGCTTTATTCTGTCTTACTGGTAAGCCCTCGATGCCTGCTGCTTGCATAGCATTTTCACTAGCTGTGTCTCCCATAGCATAACTAATACGTCCACCTTCTGCTTTTGATTTAGGTGTTTCTCGTGGAAGTGAAGGTGCTGCAAGAAAACCAATAAATTTTTTAGGTCTAGAATATTCACCATATACATCAGGATTAGATTCTCTTAATCTAAATAAAAGCTCTTCAGTTACACCTCCTCCTTTAACTTCTCTTGGGTTAAACTGATATACCTTTTGTGGTTTATCTAATTTTTTACCACCTATTTCATCTATCATCATTGAACTAACTCCATCAACACCTCTTAACATTAATTCTTCAAACATTTCTGGAGTAGACCTATTATCTTGAATAGCAAATACAATTTCTTTTGTAGTCATGTTTCGTGGGTCGTTAGGGTTTTTAGAGATAGTCATATCCATTCCTAAAAATTCTTTACTTTTTCCTTCTTTAAATCCAATACGTCCACCCATCGCAAAGCTTTTAGTGTTTGAATCTTGACCTATACCTGTTTTATAGTGCCTCTTTCCTAAACTACCAGCTGTTCCATCATCATATCCTGCAAATTTATATACATCTATAAAATCATTTAATGTGATTGGACCTCTACCAGAGTTCATAGACATGGCGTAGTCTCTTATTGAAGTTCCTCCACCATAACCTATACGTCCACCCATAGCTGCCATAGTTTTTTGATCAGCTACTTTTTTCTTCCTCATCATTTCTTCGTATAATTTCCTCATTTTTTGTTCACCCATGACTGCATCTACTTTACCTTTATCTTTCATGAATTGTTCAAAAGTATATGTACCATCATTAAAACCTATACGTCCACCATCTGCTCTATACTCAGCTGTGTTCTCTTGTACGAATTGAAATACTTCTTCATCTGTAGCGTTAGGATTTAAGTTCTTATACCCTCTTGATAAATAACCTTGTAATGATTCTAAATCTACTTCAGCGTTTGGATCACTAGAATCTAATCCACCTGCCTCTGCTGCAGATAACGCAGCTGATCCTAAAGATCCTATTGCAAATGCTTTTAAAGTACCTGCTCCCTTTTCACTTAAACTTGGTAAACCTAAATTGCTAAAAAAATTACGATATGTACTACCCGGTCCAAATCCAGGTGTGCCTTTAAACAAAGCTGGTGCATAATATAATGCAGCTGCAGTTAAAGCAGTTTTACCTAAATCTGATTTAGCAACATCTTTAACACCTTTAGCTACACCTTTGACAGCTTTCTTAACACCTTTACCTATAGATTTAACAAAACTACCTAGACCATATTGTGCTCTACCACCATCAGCCATAAATTTCTGCATAAGTCTTTCAGCTTCATTATTAAGCATTTCTAGTTCATCCGGTGTCAATTGAAATATTGGTTTATTAAATAATGACATAGATAATTCATTTCTGGAATCTTCTATACTTGGAGAAGAGGCCATCATTTGATTAGGTCTTAAATCACCTTTTAATACTATGTTTGGTGCACCTGCTGTGAATTCTTTTGCTTGTTTAGTGTTTGTTATTGCCATAATTTTGTCTAAATTTAATTTATAGGGCAGGCGTACTAATCCTGAAATATCACACTTTATTTGATTTTTTACTTATCGTCAATAGCTGGTTTTAGATTATCAAAGAATCTACCACAATACTGATGCTCACCCACATGGGTTATATAATCCATAATATATAGATATACTTTACCACCCATATCGGTCCACCTTTGACAAAAACCAAAGTCTTCACCAAAATAACGTTTAGTTTTAGGGTCATGAATAGTGTCAAAAAAGTTGTAAAAATTTTGTTTTTTAACTTCTTTGCCATTAATATTAGTGGGTTGATATATCTGTAATTCAGGATGATGTTTTATCATTTTTTCTAATACAGTTCTCTTAATTAACATACAGCCAGTAGGGGCGTGAGTTGCCTCTACAATACCTTTGTTAGAATGTATTTCGTTTTGATCTTCTAGCTTAATAGGAAAAGTATATCCTGGTCTTCTTAGTTTATCTTTGTTTTCAGCTTTATCTTTTTCTGCAAATATCTTGTCCCAGTCTATTGATTTCATTGGATAAGGACATGCAATAACATCTTTATCAGCAGCTAACATGGTTTCAATTGTAGTAAAATTAAAATCAATATCAGAGTCTATAAATAACAAATGTGTATAACCATCTTCATGATTTAACATTTCAGCTACACATAAGTTTCTACCTTGTGTAACTAAAGAAGATTTTAATAAAGTAAAACTAACTAATATTTTTCTTAAAAAACATTCTTGTTGAAACTTTAAAACAGCTTGAGTGTAGTGCATTGAAGTATCACTATGACAAGGAGTACATACCATAATTTTATGTGGAGATCTATCAGGTGGATCTGATAAATCTATTACCTCCGTACGTGTATTAGATTGTTGAATAGTTTGATAAGTATCCTTATTAAACCATATGGGTTTATTTGGATTGTCTTGCACTAATGACTCCTTTCAAAAATGTTGTCCATTGCATAGCAATCTTATTCCAGTTGTAATAAATATGCGCATATCTAGATTGAGAACCTAAATGATCATGTATTTGTTTTTGATGTAATGTATGTGATGCTTGTTCTATACCAAAACCAAACTTTTGTGCCATAGCTCTGTGATTAGAATCATAAGGAATATACATAGGAAACTCAGCACCTGTTTCATATAAAGCACCAAAATCATTTACAATACAATATAAACCTGCAGCCATACACTCAAGTAAAGATATGCAAAACGTTTCTTCAAAAATACTAGGATAAGCATACATGTGATAATTTTTTAAATTATCTTTTATGTATTGATTAGACTTGTATCCGATATAATTTACATTTGGTAATGCTTTAGCTTGTTCGTAAAGCTCTTTGTATTCATGATCATTTCGATCGTAAAATTCTTTACCATAAACTTCTGTAGATGAATACACATCTAAAGTAACCAAAGGATTTTTTACTAATTGCATTGCACCTAACAATATAGATAAACCACGCCAAGGTGTATTTTGATGTATTATTTTTATAGGTTGACCCTCTTGATAAGGTTTAGACTGTTCTATCTTATCAATACCATTCTTAATAACTACAGATCTATTAGTGGGTATATTAAAGCTGTATCTAAATTTTTCATATGTCCAATGTGAATTAAAAACATACCAGTCGTATTTATTATGATTAGCCGGATTACTAAACCAGGGAGCTAAGTTAGGCTGATCATAAGAATTTTTTTGCCAAAGTATATTTGGTTTTGTTGGATGCAAAGGTATTTTTTCTGGTACTGAAGTACAGATCTGCACTTGATCTAATAAATTTTTATCGACGTATTTTTTTAAATAGTCAAATTGTAATTCTGTTCCGCCTTTAGGATTTTGGTTTCTTATTATCATTCATTACTTTCTGAAATACTTCTAGACCTTTATTAGTAATCTGCACTGTAATGTCTTGGACAATGTCAGGTCCTTCTTTCTTTTCCTTATATGTTTCTCCAGTCTTTGTATTTCTATATGTTACTACAGTCGTACAATCGATCTTTGGTAAATTATCCGTTTTCATTCCTTCTATCTATTAAAGCATAACTTATCAGGCCTTGTATCTTACTACTACCTGTAGCTGCTTGCACTGTTATAGCATCTCCTGCTTCTAAATTCAAGCCTTGAGGTGAAGCATTTACTTGTGACTTAGCGGCCACGTCATCTCTAAAAAATTCATACTCAGTGCTAGAATCTGATGAGTCAACAAAATTCATGTTTACTAAAATAGCTGATGATGCATCATTGTTTGCACAATAAATACTTTTAACTATAATTGTTCCATCTGTAGGGCAAGTAAGAACAGTAGTTTTACCGGTGCCTGTTTGTTTAAAACCTTGATTTTTATAATTTATACTCATGCTAAAAAGTAATTAAACGCGTCCTGTTCGTTTTTCAAGTCTTGTTGAAAAGAAAAATTTAACTGATTCTGTAATGTAGTCAAAGATTCTAATATCTGTCTTTGATTCTCTACATCGTATTCTGGTTTTGGTTCTGGTATATAATTAGTTATCTTAGCCATTAAAAACTACCCATCTCGTCTGAACCACCTGGAGCAGATGCATTTGAATTATCTGCAAAACCTCCACCTTGATTTCCTCCGCCATAAGCGTCAAATTCATAATCTAACTGTTTGGCTTTTTGTTTTGCTGCTCCTATAGCTGCAGCTTCTTCTCTAGCTCTCTTATCTCTCATTCTTTGTGCAAAGTCTGCAAAACTTGTTGATCTTCCAAAAGTATCAAATGTTGAATCACCTCTTAGATTTATACCTCCTCGTATCCCTGGTCTACTAAACCTATCTCCTAAAGCACCTATACCTCTACCTATCAAACCAGCTAAAGGATTGCCGGTAATTAAACCTAAAAGACCTGAACCTATTTGTTTTGCAAAATCCACATTAAAACCTGGTTTAGCTGTTCTAGCAAACTCTTCATAAAGTTCTTGTTCATATCCCGCATCGTCTGTAAAAGCAGCAGCTTGATCGGTACCAAAAATACCAGAGCCATATGATGCTCCCCCACCTGTCGATCTATTTATTCTTTCACTTACTAAATATTTTTCAAAGTCACTATAATCCATCATCATCTTCTACCGTCTGGTTGTGCATCAAGTCTAAAAGTTCCGTATCTCCATGATTCGCCTGTAGAATCATTTTCTATTTTAATTGACACTAATCTTCCTCGAGCTCTAGTATCAACCTTATCAGTGGTTGAAGTTATTGTAAAGGGACCTAGTGGTGAGCTTACGGCCACGTCATCAGGATAAGCACTAACAAATAAAGTTACTTTAGCGTTACCTGTTTGATATTTAAAATCAGGAATAAATCTTCTTACAGCCATAAAAAATTCACCGTCACCTCTATAATCTACAACCCCTGTTGCTTGACCCAAGGCGCTTCGTCTAGATGTGATATCCCAATCTCCCGATCTTATAAACGCAGGAATAGCTGTGGTTGCTGTACTATTGACTTGATCAACTCCCTGTTCATGTTCGTAATAAATACTTGCACCATATTTATTTGTAATTCCTAATATGTCAGGAAAGACTGGTGTTAGTGTGTCGTCATAATCTGTAGCATATGGATGATCAAATACACTTTGATCTTGATATGTAGTTCTATCTAATGATGAAGTTGTCCAAACATTTTCAGAATAATTATACGTCACACATCGATCAATCTGGTCTGATCCATCTTTTGGATAAAACCAATTTACTTCTGTATATAAATTATTTGCACCTGCAAAGATAACATCTCTTGAATTAAAGTTTAATCCAAGATTATCTCCGTCTGTACTAAATACAAAATCTTCTACAAGTGATGGTAATGATTTAACCGTACCATCAAAAACAAAAAATCCACCTTGAGATCCCATCCAAAACACAGCACCGTTAACGAACGTCGCTGCGTGTTGACCAATGCATCCACAGTTTGTACCGACCTGTCTAACACTAAATGTAAATGGTGGACCAACAAATTGAATCACATATGCAGCAAGATCGGTTATAACAAACACATAGTCTTTACCTTGAAGTGCAGCTCTTATTTCATTACCTGTATCTAATCTAAATGTACCTGCAGTGTTAGTAGCCGTTGGTGCGTATGTATTTAAATCTTCCTGATTAGAAAATCTTACAAACATCGGATCCTGTGTTGTGGTATCACCAATAGTTGTTTCAGTTCCAAAATGAAATAAGTGTCGATCTCTATCAGACACTAGAGTAAATCTTGTGGCTGTAGGATTGTTAGTAGTTTGAAAATTAGATGTTGTTAATGATGCTCTAATTGTTCTAGCATTTGATGCACCTGCGTTCCATGTAAAAGTTTTACCATTAAATATAGTTGCAACTAACACTTGACCAAAATTATCAAGACTCCAGTTTCCTGGATCTAGAGTCACGTCACTTGTATCTCTAGCTGTGCCCCATGTTGATGCTCCCCACGTAGATGTGCTCCAACCAAATCCAGTTGTTTGCGTTGTTGGTCCAACTTCAACGTATGGATTAACAGTCACAGCTCCTGCTGCAGTCATACCAGAACCTGTTTCGACAGACGCAGCTTGAACAGTAAATTTATCTATATCAGGAACAGTTAATATCTCGTAAACTTTTTCTAAATCTGCAGCTGTGTAACCAGACGCTCCTGTAACGGTAACACTAGACAGAGTGACATATCTCCCTACAGCTAATCCGTGTGAACCTTTATTAATAGTTATGACGTTAGAGTTATTAACTGTTGTTAATGTTCCTCCTGTGATAGCTGTATCTAACGGAGTGATGTCATAAAAATCATTACCATAATATAAAAACAAACCTTGAGACGTTCCAATAGCACTGTATTTTTCACCTGCAAAACTTGAAAATGCAACTTGTGCTCTTGCTGCTCCAGGCAATGTTTTATTAGCGGCTGTTAGTTGTAACCAACCACCTATTTTTTCAGGTAATCCATATCTAAATCTGACAAAATCACCGTCTGTCCATTGACCTTCTGCCCCTGATTCTGTGTCTTGTTTGTTAAATCCAGCCTTGAATTTTAATTTTTGTAGCATATAGTAGATTATATATTAGTTTTTTGAAGAATGAAAGTATGATAATAAAGGAAAAAGATTTACATAATATAAAGGAAAATAAGGTTACTTTAATAAAAAATTTTGTGTCATTAGAAAAAAATTATGATTTTAATTTTATAAGTAAATTAATTGACGAAAATGAAATTATTGTATTAAAAAAAGCAAATGCAAATGAATTTTCTGGCGAATTAAAAGATGCTTACCAAGTGTTAAAAATCAATAATTTTTTACCAGAATTAAATGTTTTTTTCGATTTTTTAACAAAGCTTTTAAAATATGAAAGACATGCTAATGATGGGGTAGATTTATTTTTAAGTCTAGTGTCTAAAATAGGAGCGCCTCATGCAGATACTGAAGATGTATTTATTCTAGGATTAGAAGGTAATACTATCTACAGAGTTTTTGACACAAATACTTTTGATTATCACATTAATAAAGGAGATATGATTTTCATACCAAAAGGTTTAAAACATAGAGTTATTGCACTTACTCCTAGAATAATTGCATCTATTGGTTTTTTTGGAGAAAGGAAATAATGGATCATTTAGAAGGGGTTGTTATATTAAAAAATATAGTAAATCCTAATTTCTGTAAAAAAATAATAGCTCTTACAGATGAGAAAGCTACAAAAAAATTAACTGTTGGGGAAGGCCTTCGCACAGATATAAGAAATGTAAAAGGTTATAGTTTAAATTTTGATACCCCTACGAATTTATTTTATTGGAACTATATAAAATTGCAGATAGAAAATTTATATGTTCACTACAAAATTAAATTTCCAAGAATGACTAGTAATAAGATTAATCAGATAGATTTATTAAAATATGAGCCTGGTGGTAAGTATGAAGTTCATACTGATCATTATACAGATGCTCCAAGACATTTAAGTATTATTTTAAACTTAAATGACGAATATGAGGGTGGAGATTTAATATTTACAGATCAAAAAAATTTTGAAATAAAAAGATTAAAATTAGGTGCTGGATCCATAGTTTTTTTTCCTAGTAATTTTATGTATCCACATGGTATTCAGCCCATTACAAAAGGGACAAGGTACAGTATTGTTGCATGGCTAGAATGAAACACAAAATAATAAAAAATTTTATACCTTCAAAGGAGTTAAGTTTACTTCAAAATTATTGTTATAATAGATTGGATGCAAATAAAGACTATCAAATAGACTCTCAATCTTTTTCGCCTGCTTGGTACAATGATGCGTTAATGACGTCTTTATTAGATACTAAACTACCTTTTGTAGAAAAAGAATCTAATTTAAAATTGTTTCCTACTTATGCTTATTGGAGATATTACGTATTTGGTGCGACTTTAGAAACTCATTTAGATAGACCTTCTTGTGAAGTATCCGTGACTGCTTGTATTAAAAAATACGATAATTGGCCTTTAACTATACAACAAAAAAAGATAGAACTAGAAGAAGGAGATGCACTTTTATACGCTGGATGTGATCAATCTCATGGCAGACCTGGTGTATATAAAGGTGAAGGCATGGCTCAAGTATTCTTACATTACGTGAATCAAAATGGTCCTTACAAAGAACATGCTTATGATCAGTTAGAAAAGAGTTATATGAAGAGAGGAAAAAAAAATGAATGAAAAAACAGTTAATATAAACAACTTTATTGGAGTATATGACAATTATATTACTAAAGAGGAATGTAATAAAGTTATTAAATTTTATGAAGATCAAAATAAATTTAATAATACTCTTAATAGAATCGATGGAGAGAATGCACCCGTATTAGCAAAACAAGACCAACAATTTTTTGCAGATGGACATAATATTGAAACTTGGTGGGAAGACATGAAACCATTAATGTTTAATTTTGAAATGGCTTTTAAACATTACGATAAACACACAGGAGCAGGTGCTGCCTATAACTGTCCTTTTCTTTTTACAAGTTTAAAGATTCAAAAAACTTTACCGACAGAGGGTTATCATATTTGGCATATTGAACACGGAGCTCGTTTTCAAGATATGTCTAGAGCATTTGTTTTTTCTATATATTTAAATGACATAGAAGAGGGTGGAGAAACAGAATTTTTAAATTTTTCTAAAAGAGTAAAACCTAAAGCAGGTAGAATAGTTATTTGGCCTGCTGGTTTTCCTTATGTGCACAGAGGTAATCCACCTTTATCTGGTGAAAAATATATTGTAACTTCCTGGATTACGTTAAGATAAGTTTTAGGACGAGGAGTAAGAAGTAGGTCTTGGTCCTAATCTAGCAATTTTTTCAGCTTCTGTTTCTTCTATAGGACTACCATCAGGATTATTTATATTATTTTTATCCCAATTGTCCTGTATAATTGGTAAATGCACCGCATCCCATTTATTAGAAAACTGACTGATATCTCCAAGGTTTGCATCAGCGTACGATGTGTGAGGTGTAGTATCCCTATACTCTACTTCATCAGAAGAAACCGCTGTTCCATATTGAATGGCCCAAATATTTGAAAATTTAGGATCACTCCAAAAAGCATCATCTTCAATCGGATAACCAATACCTTGAGTAGCTCCTTCATCATAGTTTTTAATAACCAATTTATCATCAAATACTACTGTCCATTTTGCGTTTGTTGCCATTTTTTCTCCTACGTTTTAATTATATAAATTACCGCTAAATAAGGTTGCACAACTGAAGTTGAGTCTCCACTAAACGTTGCACTCATATTGTGAGAGTGACCAGTACCTGAACCTGTATTACCGGCAATAGTGTTGTTTGTTGACGGGTTTTGTCTAGCAGGTTCTACTTGACCGGGTGGGTGATTCGGGTGTGGATAGTCTGTAACAAATCGAAAACTTACTGAGTGATTGTGAGATGCAAGTTGATCTGAAGATAAAGTAGCGTTAGCTGTTGAACCCCCAACGTTTCCAGCTGAAGCCACTGTATTTGCTCCACCAGTTGATGCTAAAGCTTTAGTTCCTGATTTTCCTATTGCTACGTTATCTTGTAAATCAGGTAGTGTAAAAGTAGATGCACCATCTCCAGCTCCATAAGTTGTACCTATGATTGCAAATAATGCAGAGTAAGTTGATCTTGAAACGTTCGCTCCGTTACACTCTAAGAAACCTGTTGGCACTGATGCAGAAGACCACGGTACAATAGTTGCCGTAGGAATACCTTCGATACCTGTAAGGTTTGCTCCTGAAAAATCGTATTTTGTAGCTTCGTAATTTGACATATTCTATTTCTCCCTGTAGCTCCAGCCTGTTGTTGCGTCTCCAGAATAAACTAAACTAAAACCAGCACCTTGTGTATTAACAACTAAGTCTGATGCTGCGTTAGCTATATTAGAAGAGTTTCTACCAACAGTCAATGCGTTACTATTAAAATCATAACCTTGGTCCATAAATGATACTTCATCCCCTGTAGCAGGTGATGCTGGAAGCGTAATTGTCACCGCTCCACCATTTGTATTTACTAAAAGTTGAGCACCAGCTTGAACTGTTTCTGCTGCTGAAACTACTCTCCAGTTTCTTTGCTCAGATAATTTTACAACATTTGTACCATCAGAATATAATACATAGTTATTTCCTTCACATAAAAGAACACCTGTACCTGATGATGTTTTAAAAGTTAAAGTGTTTCCTGCATGATCACATGCGTTTTGTACGTTATAAACTTTTTCTATTCCATCTGGGATAGATACTGTTCTGTTCGCTGCTAAAGTTCCTGTTAATTTAATAACATCGTTTTTACCATTTGATACTGCACCATTAGTAAATGTTAAAGATCTATTAGCGTTAGTTAAGTTAAAAGTTGTAAAACCACCAATAGCTTGTTCTAAGATTAATAAGTTTGTATTTGTAATTTGACCCCAAGTTCCCGAGTTTTCACCGGTTGCTTGTACTGTGAGTTTTAAATTAGCAGATGTTGAATTCGCCATTTTTTAATTCCTTATTCGTTCATTTTATTAAAAATAAGAGTTTGTGTCAAACTCATTATGCAGCCACCTCTTGCCATCCTGGAGGTGTTATAGGCGCTGAACCTGTATTAACTTCGTTCCAAATTAAAGCATTACCAGAACCTTGGTTCATAGTCAAGCCTAAACCAGTTAATTGAATATCTATATGAATTGCAACGCTAACACCAGCTAATTGATTATTTAAAGGGAAACCTGTTGGTACAATTTCTTGACCAGGAACGCCTACGGCTGTTCCTAAACCTGCAGTCATTGCAATACCTGAAGGACTCGCACCTGCTCCAGCTAAACCTGCAACGCTTCCTAAATTTGCAAGTGCTCCTATACCAAAAAGACCAGCGTCCGGTGCAGGATCAACAATACCTAAAGTTGCTTGAGCTACATTTAAAGTATTAACTTCAACTACAGTTTCTCCCTTCATGCTTACAGTTCCTGCTGCAGCAGTCATTGCAATACCTGTTACATCAACGTTTGCAAATTGACCTTCAACACCCCAACCATTTACATTCCAACCTTGTCTACCCCAACCTGTTTGGTTAAAAGCGTCTATAGTTCCAAGACCCATAGACATTGCATTACCAGTGGCCATTGCATCAGGACCAGCATCTGCTGTTCCTAAAGATGAAGTCATTCCAAAACCTATTGGAAATACTTTTCCAACAATATCAATTACGGCTGTTCCTAAATTTGTAGTTATGAGTTGATTATTATTTGTACCTGGACCAGTGGATACATCGATAGATGCTGTAACACTTCCTAAGGTAGCTGTAACTGCATCACCTGTTGCAATAAACGTGCCTGCGATACCCCAAGCTTGTTCATTCCAACCAAGTCTACCCCAACCAAGATTAATTTCACCAACAGTTGTTTCGTCACCTAAAGATGCACTAAGGGCAATACCCGTAACCGTAAAAGTTGGGTCAGCTGTATCGTTCCATTGGTTTTGACCCCAAAAGCCAGTACCCCAAGTTCCAGATGCCATAGGAGTTTACCTCCTACGATTAACCAGAGATCCTTAGAATCGCTGCTGTTGATGTATTAGCCGGAAACTGAATTG